GAGACAACCTGGTGCTGCTGGTACTGAAGGTTTATTTGATGCTGTAGCTTCTCGCGGTAACGTATGGGCAGGTGGTAACCCATCTACTTTGTCAGACTTCGATTCAATCATCCAACGTCTTGACAAGCAAGGATCTATCCAAGAGAACGTAATTTTCTTGAACCGTAACTTCTCATTCGATATCGATGATATGTTAGCGTCTCAAAACTCTTACGGTACTAACGGTACTTCTTATGGTTTGTTTGACAACGATGAGAACATGGCTTTGAACTTAGGTTTCAAAGGCTTCAAGCGTGGTTATGACTTCTACAAGACTGACTGGAAATACTTGAACGATGCAACTCTTCGTGGTGGAATCGTAGGTGGAGCTATCAACGGTATCTTGGTACCTGCAGGTTCTACTACAGTTTACGATCAAATCTTAGGTAAAAACGCTAAACGTCCGTTCTTACACGTTCGTTACCGTGCTTCTGAGACTGAAGATCGTCGTTACAAGACTTGGATCACAGGTTCTGCTGGTGGTGCTCAAACTAGCGACCTAGATGCAATGGAGGTTAACTTCTTATCTGAGCGTGCTTTATGTACACTTGGTGCGAATAACTTCTTCTTGTTCGAAGCATAGTAAAATATTGGGGAGGAGCAATCCTCCCCTTATTTATTTTTTAAAACTTAAATTATAATCAAATGTCAAAAATAACTATCGAGGACAAGATGTATGTCCTTAAAAGAAAAACATTCCCTATGTCCTTAATGTTGGCTTCGAGAAATACTTCTCGTAAACCACTATTATATTTCGATGAACAAACAGGACAGAATCGTCCTTTGCGTTACGCAACAAATCAGAAGTCCCCATTCCAAGATGAGCAAGATGGCAACGCTATCTTAGAGCCAATTATCTTTGAAGATGGGTTACTTACTGTACCAAGAAATAATCAAGTATTACAAAAGTTCTTAGCACTTCACCCAGAAAATGGCGTATTGTACGAAGAAGTAGATACTAAGAAAGATGCATCTGAGCAAATCGATTGGATTTACGTTCAAATGGATGCATTGAATGCAGCTCGTAACTTAGACTTAGCTACTAAAGAAGCTATTGGTCGTATTCTACTTGGTGCTCGTGTAGATAAATTATCTAGCGAAGAATTAAATAGAGACATTCTATTATACGCTCGTAACAATGCAAAAGAATTCTTAGACATCCTAGATGATCCTGAATTGCGTTTACGTAATATTGCTGCTAAAGCTTTACAAGAAGGATTGTTTTTAATTAAAAATAATAACAGAGACATATACTTTAACTTTACAGAGAATAAGAAAAAATTAATGGGTATCCCATTTGGTGAGGATCCGGTTAAATTACTTATGTCATATCTACAAAGTGATGATGGACTCGAGTTGTATAAAATGATCGAGAAAAAATTGAAGTAATATTAAGGGAGGACAAAAGTCCTCCTTTTTTTATATCTTTGTCATCATGATAAATTCTGTTCGCAACACCGTGATGTCCATTCTTAACAAGGATAATAATGGATATGTAACTCCTGAAGAATTCAACTCGTTTGCAAAGCAAGCGCAGTTAGAAATCTTTACGCAATACTTTTTTGATTTTAAAAACTCAAAAGTATCAGACTATAAGGGTGAGTATACATCAGGATACTCCGATATAACAAAGCAAATAGATCAAACTATCGATTATTTTTCAGAGAATGTTGCATTAGTATACGATACTCCTTCTCAAAAATTTAGAATGCCAGCCGGATGGTTTTTATTAAATGCTTTATATTACAATCAAAAACAAGTTGAGCATGCTGATCAATTAAAGGTGTATAATTTGTTGCGATCAAATCTAACTGCACCTAATGAATTGTATCCTGCATATGTTATGCAAGGTAACGAGATGACAGTATATCCATTGACAATTACTAGTGGAGTTGAAACATATTATGTACGGTATCCATACGATCCCAAGTGGACGTATACGTTAGTTAACGGTAGTCCGTTATTTAATCAGTCGGCTAATGACTATCAAGATTTTGAATTAACATTATCAGACTTCCCAAAGTTAGTTGTTAAAATATGCGAATACGCTGGTACAAGTATTCGTGAACAAGAGGTTGTGGCTAATGCCAAACAAGAAGAAATGTACATGGATCAAAGAGCACAATAATGACTCAAGAAGAATATTACACCAATAATGGGACAAACCCACAAGATTCAAATTGGGGCACCTATCAAAATGTAACATTAAAGGATGTTGTTAACAACTTCCAATTAATGTACATGGATGACGGTGACCTTTTGAATAACATCAATAGGTATAAGATTCTGTTTCACGCAAAGCGTGCAGTACAGGAGCTTCAGTATGATGGGAACCGTGTTATTAATAACTTGCAACTTGAAGTTGGCGATAATTTAAAATTTGTATTGCCACCTGACTATGTTAACTGGGTACGTATCTCATTATTTTGTGGAGGTGTACTTTACCCTATGACTGAGAACTTGCAGGCTAACTCATCTACTGAATTCTTGCAAGACCAATATTACAACATTCTTTTTGATGAAGATGGAGAAGCCTTAATTGGAACATCTAAGTTAGACGAATCTCGTCTTATTGGATTGAATCAATGCTACTGTGAATACAATGATCAATGGGGATGGTATTTAGATGGTCTATGGTATTTTAATTATCCAGGTGGTCAATACTACGGATTAAACACTGAAGCTGCAAATACTAATCCAACATTTACTATTGATAAAACTGCAGGTGTAATTAACTTCAGTACAGGCGTTCATCGTCAGTCAGTTGTATTGGAATACATATCTGATGGCTTATATGGCTTAACAGATGAAGAAATTCCTGTGCCAAAATTAGCAGAAGAATTTATTTATTCGTACATTAAATGGGCGATTTTAAATACAAAGGCGAATCAGCCTGAGTACATAATTAATAGAGCACGTAAAGAAAAAACCTCCAACTGGAGAAATGCTAAAATAAGATTAAGTAATTTACATCCTGGTCGCTTGTTAATGAACATGAGAGGCCAATCTAAGTGGATAAAATAAATGGCTGAGTTACAAAGGAACTTCCTGCAAGGTATAATGAACAAGGATTTAGATCCTCATTTTTTACCCGATGGACAATATCGTGATGCTTTAAATATTATTGTTAATGATTCTGATGGGTATTTTAATACTGCAGATGGAGAGAACAATGGTTCTGTTCAGAATTATTTAGGCAATATAATTATAAACTCAAACTTGGGATTAACTAATGCTATCTGTATTGGTTCTATTTCTGTAGCCGCTGAAAATAAAATATATTGGTTTGTTACATCTGATTTTGCTGATGCAATTTATGAATACAATGAAGATATTAATACAACTCAAATTGTATTAAAAGCTACAAAAACACCTACAACTTCATCTATCCTTAATTTTAGTAAATTATTTTATATAACAGGTATAAATTTTATTAATGGTCTAATATTTTGGACTGATAATTACAATCCACCTAGAAGGATAAATATCGAAAGATCAAAGAATTACCTAGTAGATGGATTTGATGAAAATGATATCAATGTAATTGTTGCCCCTCCTTTAAATTCGCCAACAATAGCATTATCTAATACAGGTGATTCCAATAATTTAGAAAATAAATTTTTATATTTTTCATATAGATATAAATATATTGATGATGAATATAGTGCACTAGCTCCATTTTCAGCTGTTGCATTTCTTCCTAAACAATTTTCATATGACTATGGCGTAGGTGAAAATATATCTATGGTTAATATATATGATACTGTAACAATTACTTATTTAAGAGGAGGAGATAATGTAAAAGAAGTACAACTAATATTTAGAGATACATCTAGTGTAAATACATATGTTATTGATAATATAGAAACTAGGAATTTATCTAGCGTTCAAGCACAAACATATCAATTTAAAAATAACAAAGTATTTACATTATTAGACCCAAATCAAGTAAATAGACTTTTTGATAATGTACCATTGCGTGCTAAAGCGCAAGAGTTGATTGGTAATAGATTAATATATGGTAATTATACTCAGTTTTTTAATTTAGTTGATTGTCAAAATAATCCTATATCTCCGGTATTTAGTTTATCATTAACAACACAATCTATAACAAATAGTAATCCTAAGCCTACATTTAAAAGTAATAGAGATTACGAGATTGGAATTGTTTATTTAGATGATTATGGTCGTAGTACAACAGTAATAGTTCCCAAAGGAAACAATTTACCTGCCACTAGTAATACTATTTTTATACCTGCTAGTAATTCTAATGTAGCTAATAATATACGTGTTACTATTGACAAAAGTTACAAACCTCCTTGTTTTGCTACATCTTATCGTTTTGTAATTAAACAAAATAAACAAGATTATTATAATGTATTTCCATTAACTTATTTTACAGATGGAGACTTTAAATGGTTTTTAATAAATCAATCAGATGTTGATAAAATATCTGCTGGGTCGTATTTATATTTAAAAAATAGCACAAACCCTTCTCCTGCTACACAGTATAAAATTTTAGACATAGAAACTAAATCAGCTAATTTTTTAAACAATGGGAACACGCAACCTTCTGGTATTTATTTTAAAGTAAAAGTTTTAAGTACTTCTCTTCCTCCATCATTTATTTATTCTGGATATGGAGGTAGAAATAACCTTGGGGGAACCGCAGTTACAAATCAATTTCAGGTAGCAGAAAAAGCCATATTTTATGGTAGTGGTTTAAATGACATGACTACAGGTGATGCTAATAGATATTTTATTACTGTCCCTGTTGGTAAGCCAAATGTTGATGCTAGATTTTACGTAGAAATAGATTCAGTAGGAACTAGAGATACATATAAATACTATATAATTTTTGGTAACAATCAAAAGATATTAGTATCAACTAATAGTATACCTATTACTGCAAATTTAGATGAAACATTAAGTTATTCTGGAACTGCAATTGCTAGAAATACTGACTATGGAACTTATGCGTGTTCGATGTCATGTAAAATAAACTTTGCATCACAAACTGGACATAAAAAAGGAGACTTTTGGGTTATTAACTGTAGGGCTAGTTACACTAGTGGGCTAGGCCCTATGAATATATTTGGTGGAGTATCGGCAATAAATACTGTAAATTCAGCAGCTGCTGCTGTATATGTAACTACAAGAGAATGGGCATTAGGTAATTCTGTCGTAGGAAGTAGACCTATTTATCCTGGTGCAGTTTTAGACTTTAATGTTAAATATGGTACTACCGGGACCGAAATAAAAAAACAATTTATTTCATCTTCTTACTATGTAAATATTGAAGAGTGGTTCATCCAAGATGGAGCTTATGCAAATTTTAGCTTTATGGATGGAGGTAATTCAAGTGTAAGTTTTAGACGGGTTCTTGTTTTGCCAACTAGTAATCTTGGCCAAACTGCTAGTCAAGGGGGGTCTATTGGAGCGGTTACTTTAAATGAGCCGGTAGCAATGTTATTGCAAACTCTTGATTATAATGTTCCTAATAGTTTCCTTGCAAAACTAAGTATAGTTCAACAAGAAACTTCTATTCTTTTTGAAACTGTTCCTGTAGATTCAAATCAAGATATTTACTATGAGTTGATTGGAACATATCCAATTATAAACGGCAACCATTATGGTAATCAAACAAATCAAATAATTGGGGCACAACCAGCTATAACTGATTTAAATACTTTTAATGCAAACGGAAACTTTAATGCTTTTGCGTGGGGTAACAATGTAGAAAGTTATAGAATTAGAGATGATTTTAATTCATCTACAATGGAATTTAGCCCACGAGCTAATTCAACTTCAGAAGGATATGCTGAACAAATATTAGTTCAAGCATTAACTTATAGTGGTGTATACCAACAAACAACCTCAATTAATAGATTAAATGAATTTAATTTATCAATAGGTAATTTTAAATATTTAGATATATTTTTTGGATCTATTCAGAAATTATATTCTCGTGATACAGATTTAATTGTATTACAAGAAAATAAAGTATCTAAAGTTTTATATGGTAAAAATTTACTTAGTGATTCTGTAGGTGGAGGTACGATTGCTTCTGTTCCTGAAGTTCTAGGTACTCAAATTGCATATGTTGGAGAATATGGTATTAGTGAAAACCCTGAAAGTTTTGCCATATGGGGAGATGATATGTTTTTTACAGATGCTAGAAGAGGGGCTATTTTAAGACTAGGGAATAACGGTTTGTTTGAAATATCTTCACAGGGTATGAAAAACTGGTTTAAATCAAATCTAGACCCAAGAACTGGTAAAATTGGAATTTTTGATCCATATTTTGAGCATTACGTATTAGCTAATAATACTAAAGATATTACAGGTTGTACAATTGAATTATCTAGTACATCATTTTCTTTTAGTGCTAATCCAAGTGCGCAATATTTGACTATTACTGCAAATCAAGAATGGGCAATTGAAAATGCTGCACAATGGATTACATTATCTTCTTCCGTTGGTATTGGAAATGCAGTGATAACAATATCATTAAATGATACTACTTATAATAGAGATGCACAATTAATATTAACAAGTTGTGGAATTCAATATATAATAAATATTGCACAGTCTAATGTTATAGTTCCAACTACTACATTAGTACCAACAACTACTATAACTCCTACATTAGCTCCTACATTAGCTCCTACATTAGCTCCTACATTAGCTCCTCCTACAACTTTGCCAAATTTCAATTATTATTATGCAACTAAATTGGAATGTGCTGATTGTACTGTTTCTTTAGGTGAAAATTTAATTGTTAAACTTGCAAATGTTACAGGGATAATAGGAAAATATTATGTTTCATTTAGTGGAGATTATATTTATTTATTAACAGCTATTGCGCCATTTAATGCATTTGCTAATCAATTGCAAACTTTTGCATATAATACTTGTGCTAATGCTTGTACGGGCACAACTACTACTTTACCTCCAAGCAATTGTTATAATTATAATGCATTTAATAATAATGATGAGCCATTTACTTTATCTTGGACAGCTTGTGATGGAACACCTAGAACACAAAATGTACCGGCTTTATCATTAAGTACAACTTTCTGTGCTGAGAATGACAGTGTATTTGGATTTGAATTTACAATATATAGACTAGAGCCTTGTACTGTTCCTACTACTACAATTACGCCAACTGCAGCAAGAACGACAACAACAATGAGGCCAATCTATGCATGCGAGAATTATAGAAATAATTCTGGTCGTCAACTAATTGTTAGTTATGTTGATTGTAGTGGGTCTGTTAGAAGACAGGAAATAATTAATAATGGACAATTTATTTGTGCACAATATGAAACTTTGTCAGGATTTGATTCTCAATATTTAACATTAGTTGGTGAATGTTTTCCAAATCCAACTCAAGGACCTACTACCTCAACAACAGCTGGGCCACCTACTACTTCAACTATTGCACCGCCAACTACTACATATTCACCAGGTTTATGTCAGTATTGGCTTATTGAGCCTCCTTATACAGGTTCTGCATTATGGAGATATAAACTTTGTGGATCAAATACGATTACAAATAAAAATTTATTATATACAGACCCCGTTTTCTTTGTATGTATTGATACTGCATATGGAATGAATTTTGTATCTGGTAATTTTGGAACTAGAGCTGATTTACTTGGCAATTGCCCTCCAGCTACATGTTATACATATAGAGCAACCAATAATAATGGAGAGCCATTTACTTTGTCATGGACAGATTGCGACTATACAGAAAGAAGTGTAACAGTAGGGGCATTAATATCTACTACAGTTTGTGCTATAGAAGATTCTGTAGTTGGATATAATTTTACAATTACTAGACTAGAGCCATGTGTTTCACCTACTACAACTTCGGCTCCTACTACAACTACTACTTTGTCTCCAACAACTAGTACTACTTTGTCTCCAACTACTAGTACTACTTTGTCTCCGACTACTAGTACTACTTTGTCTCCGACTACTAGTACCACTTTAGCTCCGACAACTAGTACGACTTTAGCTCCGACTTTAGCACCGACAATAGCACCAATTAACTGTTATAACTATAATGCATATAATACTAATAATGAGACAACTACTTTAACTTGGACAGAATGTAATGGTAATCCAAGAAGTGAAAACGTACCGGCTTTATCATTCAGTACAACTTTCTGTGCACAAGAAGGAAGTGTATTTGGATACGACTTTGAAGTTTATTTAATTAATTCTTGCGGGGTTGCTCCAACTACTACAATAGCTCCTACTAGCACAACGACTACTTTGTCACCGACAACTAGTACTACTTTGTCTCCGACAACTAGTACTACTTTAGCTCCGACAACTAGTACTACTTTAGCTCCGACAACTAGTACTACTTTAGCTCCTACTTTGGCTCCTACAGTGCCTCCTACATTGGCACCTACAGTACCACCAACAGTAGCACCAACAGTACCGCCAACAGCGGCTCCTACTACAACAATTGAACCATTTGATTACTATTATGCTGATAAGTATGAATGTATTAACTGTGGTACTCCAGTAGATACAAATGTTATAGTTAAGTTTGCTCCTGGCACGACAGTAACTATAAATAAAAACTATATAAGCTTTAGTGGTGATTTCAATTACAGAATTCTTGCAGTAGCACCTTATAATGCTTTTGCTAATTTAATGCAAACAGTTGCTTATGACGATTGTAATGCAATATGTAATCCTGCTACTACTACTACTTTAGCACCGACTACCACATTAGCACCAAGCGTTTGTTATAATTACAATGCATTTAATAACAATGAAGAAACATTTACTTTATCGTGGACAGATTGTGATGGTACTGAAAGAACACAAAATGTAGCTGCATTGTCATATAGTACTACTTTCTGTGCTCAAAATGGAACAGTTACAGGATTTAACTTCACTATTTATCAAATTGAACCTTGTAGTGTACCTCCAACATTAGCACCTACAGTTGCTCCAACGGTAGCACCTACAGTGCCTCCTACATTGGCAACGACTACGACTATTGCTCCTACAGTTGCTCCTACGGTGGCACCTACAGTACCGCCTACATTAGCAACGACTACGACTTTAGCTCCCACTTTAGCCCCTACAATAGCTCCTACAGTGCCCCCTACGGTAACACCTACTGCAGCACCGACGGTACCACCAACGGCAGCACCTACAGTAGGTCCAACGGCAGCACCCACTACTACATGTATTCCTTATGGAACATTATTATCAACATTCTGTACTGGAGTTGATTTGTATGGAGTATATGCTGATGGAAATTGTGGAACATTCAGTGAACTTATTCAATCCGACTCACCAAGTTGTGGATATGTGGCTCC